CGGTGTGATCCTGAAGCGTGGGCGCACTTCGCCCAACAGTGCAGTCGTTCACCACATCGAGGCGCACAAGGGTGACAACGACTTATTCTATGACACAACAAACCTGCAATCCGTCTGCTGGAAGTGCCACTCTGGAGACATTCAGTCGATTGAAAGCCGAGGTTACGACACCACAATAGGTGCTGACGGGTGGCCTGTTGACCTAAAACACAAAGGCAATGCCTGACGGCGACGTATCTTCTGGTCAAAATTTAGGGGGGGCGGGTCTAATCCCTACGGCCTATTTGTACGCACCGGCGGTCATACCCTACTTTTTTCAGGCGCAAAATTGACATAGGGGGTCAAAGCTGATTTGAATAGCCGTGTAGCGTGATGTTTTCGCAACTTGCAACCATGTAAGCTGCGGAATGGAAGCCATCACGTTGCACCCCTTAACTTCCAAGGAGAAGATATGTCAGAACAGCAATGGCCCGCCGATAAAGTCGAGCGCCGCAAGGTTGCGGGACTCATTCCATACGCACGAAACAGCCGCACGCACAGCGACGAGCAGGTTGGACAAATCGCTGCCTCGATTAAAGAGTGGGGCTGGACGGTCCCTGTTTTGATTGATCCTGAAGGTGTGCTGATCGCGGGGCATGGTCGCATTCTGGCCGCACAGAAACTAGGAATCTCTGACGTGCCGTGCATGGTTGCCGATGGATGGAGCGACGCACAAAGAAAAGCATATGTGATTGCAGACAATAAGCTGGCGCTCAATTCTGGCTGGGATGACGAAATGCTTAAAGTTGAGCTTGGCGAACTGGGGGAGCTTGATTTCGACCTGTCATTGACTGGTTTTGGCCCTGACGAACTGGCGGCGTTCTTTGTTGAGGAAACCGAAGGGTTGACCGATGAGGACGCAGTGCCAGATGCCCCAGAGATTCCCGTCACTGTCGAGGGCGATGTTTGGGTTATGGGAAAGCACCGATTGATGTGCGGTGATAGCACAAGCATTGACGCGGTTGATAAGTTGATGCCTGAAACTGCAAATATGATATTCACAGACCCTCCATATCTCATGGACTTTACTGGCGGCATCCACGCAGACGGGTCTAAGTCGTTCAATGCAAAACACGGGTCTATCAAAAACGATAAAATGTCAAAATCCGAGGGGGATGATTTTCTAGATGCAATCAACACCGTTATTTTGGCAAAAGTTGACGGGGCATTTTATATAACATTTTATCGTCTTGGTATTGATCAATACTATGCCAGCTTTAATCGTACAGGTTTGAAGTGCCGATCATTGATTGTATGGGATAAGGGAAACCACACTCTAAGCAATAGTGATTACATGAGCATGTATGAACCAATGTTTTATGGGTGGGTCAAGAGCCACAAGTTTTATGGCGGCAAAAACGGCATGGACATATGGAGAATAAAAAGAACTGCAAAGAACGAACTTCATCCAACCATGAAACCTGTAGAACTATGCGAGAAGGCAATCGAGGACGGTAGCCAAATCAACGGCATCGTGCTTGACCTTTTTGGCGGCTCTGGCTCAACACTAATCGCAGCGGAAAAGAATAACCGTCTATGCCGCATGATGGAACTTGACCCAAAATATTGCGATGTGATTGTTAATCGGTGGCAGGAATTTACAGGCCAGACAGCAACCCTAGAGGCTACAGGGAAAACATATGCGGAGTTGGCCATTGACGCGGGGACGTAAGCCGAAGCCAACTGCCATGAAGGTCGTGACAGGCAACGCAGGCCGCAGGCCACTGCCGAAAAACGAGCCTGCGCCCGTGACGGTTATGGGCCACTTGCCAGAACCGCCAGACCACCTTGATGGCTACGCAATTTTAGAGTGGCACCACATCTGCGGGGCATTGTTTCGCTGCGGTATTTTGACCGAAATAGATGGTCGCGGGCTTGCGATGTATTGCCAAGCCTATGGGCGGTGGCAAAAAGCCGAAGAAGCGATTCAAGCGATGGCAGAAAAAAGTCCAGCAAGCGGCGGTCTGATTATCAAAACCAGCAACGGTAATATCGTTCAGAACCCAATGGTGGGGACTGCTAACACGGCAATGCGGGATGCAATGAAATACGCCGCTGAATATGGTTTGACGCCATCCAGCCGCGTTCGCCTTGGCGTGGATGCTGACAAGGCGAACGAAAAAGACCCATCAGCGAGGTTCTTTCAGTGACTCACATTGTCCACCAATACGCCGAGCAGGTAATGTCTGGCAATATTGTTGTTGGGCCGCACGTCCGCAACCAGTGCAAGCGGCACTTGGCTGACTTAACGCGCGACGGCATTTATTTCGATGAAGGCGCAGCTGACCGCGTGATTGATTTTTTTGCCGAAGTCCTGCGGCTGAGTGAAGGCCAGTTTGAAGGCATCCCATTTGACCTTCATATCAGTCAGGCGTTTATTGTTGGCTCACTGTTCGGCTGGAAGTTGCCCGATGGGACACGCCGCTATCGCCGCGCCTACATTGAAATGGGAAAGGGCAACGGGAAGTCTCCGCTTGCTGGCGGTATTGGCCTTTATGGCATGATGGCTGACGGGGAGGCTGGCGCGCAGATATACGCGGCGGCGGCTAAAAAAGAGCAAGCAATGATTTTGTTCCAAGACGCTGTGAAAATGGTCCGCCAGTCGCCAGTGCTTGAGCCGCGCGTCACGCCGTCGGGCGTCAACCCAGTTTGGAACCTTGCCGACTTGCGTTCAGGATCTTTCTTTCGCCCCATCAGCCGTGACAGTGGCAAGTCGGGATCTGGCCCGCGTCCGCACTTTGCGCTTTGTGATGAGGTCCACGAACACCCAGACAGAAACATCATGGAAATGCTTGAACGTGGCTTTAAATTCCGCCGCCAGCCTTTGATGTTGATGATCACAAACAGCGGTTCCGACCGAAATAGCGTTTGCTGGGAAGAACACGAACACGCCTGCGCAGTGGCCGCTGGTGATGCGACGGACGACACGACTTTTCCATATGTTTGCGCCTTGGATGAAGGCGACGACCCGCTCAATGACCCAACGTGCTGGGTCAAAGTGAACCCGATGCTGAGCGTCATCCTAAAAGAAAGTTATTTACAAGGCGTTGTTGATCAGGCCAAGGCAATTCCAGGAAAATTGAATAGTATTTTGCGTTTGCACTTTTGCGTTTGGACAGACTCGGAAGCGGCATGGATCAGTCGCGCCGCGTGGGAAAATTGCGAAGACCCTAACATGACGTTGGAGGACTTTGAGGGCCAACCATGTTTTATTGGGCTTGATTTGTCGGCTACCAAAGACATGACTGGCGTTGCTTATGTCTTTCCAGACGGGAAGGATGAGGACGGCAGGCCCAAGTTTGCGCTTTGCGCGCGTGGGTATACCCCAAAGGACACTTTGTCGCAACGAGAACTGACAGACAAAGCGCCGTACACTGTGTGGGAGCGCGACGGATGGCTGATTGCGCCCGCTGGCAAAGTAATCCGATACGACCACCTTGCGCACGATCTGGTGAACGCCGCGCAGCGTTTTGACGTTCAAGCAGTTTCCTATGACAAGTGGCTGATCAAGACATTTGAAAACGCGCTGGATGAAACGGGCGCAACCTTGCCGCTGATCGAGCATCCGCAAGGGACGAATCAGCGCAAAGACAGCCCGCTGTGGATGCCGCAATCTGTGAGCCAGTTTGAAGACTTAATTCTGGAGGGTCGGCTGCGCATCGAGGTCAACCCTGCGCTCCGCTCTGCGGTGGCATCCGCGTGCTTCTGGACATCACCCGCTGGCCTCCGCAGGTTTGAAAAACAGCGCGCCACTGGGCGGATCGACATTGCACTCGCCGCCACGATGGCAATCGGCGCGGCAGTAAACGGAGACGCTAGCCTCGTAGCAGCATCACCTTGGGACGATCCTAATTTCAGCATGGTTTCCTGATGGCTTGTCGCGTTCCGTTTCTTATGTTATTGTGGCCAAAACCATAGAGCGGTATGTTGATGGGCCTTTTTGATCGGCTAAGAAAACCAGAAGCGCGAAACCTTGAAGATCCGTCAACGCCTGTTTCGGCGTCTGATTTCCTTCAGGTTATGGGCTGGGGCGATATGTCGTCTTCGGCAGGCATCACAGTCAACACTGACACCGCGCTTGGCGTTCCCGCTGTATGGGCTGCGGTCAACTTTTTGAGCGGAACGCTTGCGGGCTTGCCGTTGCATGTTTACCGCAAGAATGAGGACGGCAGCCGAGAACGCGTCAAAGGCCCGTTGCAGTCCATCCTGCATGACGTTGCGAACGAAAGCATGTCATCATTCGAGTGGCGCAAATATTCATTTGATCAGGTCTTCACTGGCGGGCGCAGCGTTACATATATTGAACGCACCGAAAACGGAGCGATTGCGAACCTTTACCCGCTTGATCCACAATACACGCGGGTGGAACATCGCACCGAGGGCCGCCGTCAGGTCCGCGTCTATATTCACAAGGGTCAAACCTATTCGGCAAACGAGGTTATCGACATCCCATTCATGGTGAAGTCGAACAACCTCGACGTGCGTGGCCCTATTCACACGAACCGCGACGCTATCGGCATGGCAATCGCAGCCAGTCGCTACGGGGCCAAGGCGTTTCAAAGCGGCGGCATCCCCCCTGTTGTGCTGCAAGGTCCGTTTCAAAGCGGCGCGGCTGCACAGCGTGCTTCTGATGACGTTGCTAAGACTACTGAAAGACTGGCCCGCGAGGGGCGGCCCGTGATGGCGCTGCCTATGGGGCACGAGATGAAGCCAATCGGCTTCAACCCAGAGCAAATGCAGCTTTTAGAGTTGCAGCGTTTTAGCATTGAGCAGATTGCACGCATCTACAGCTTGCCGCCAGTGTTCCTGCAAGACCTGACGCACGGCACATTCAGCAACACAGAGCAGCAAGATTTGCAATTCGTGAAGCACACCATGAAGCGGTGGATCGAGCAGGTCGAGCAGGAAATGAACTTAAAGTTTTTCCCTCGCGGGTCTGAGTTTTATGTCGAGTTTAATGTCGATGGCTTGTTGCGCGGTGACTTTAAGACGCGCATGGAGGCGCACGCGACGTCAATCCAAAATGGCATTCGCACTCCAAACGAAGTTCGCACAGTTGAAAACCTGCCTGAACGCGATGAAGGCGGTGACTTGATGATCCAAGGTGCAACCGTGCCGATGGGTACGCAAAAAAATGGAGGCGACGATGCCTGATAAAGAAATTCGCGCGTTATCCGAAGCGCTTGAAGTTCGCGAAGAAGATGATGCGCTAATCCGCGTGTCGGGTTATGCCGCAATCTTTGGCGAAGAAACCAACATCGCGGGCATGTTCACCGAAGTAATCGAGCGCGGCGCGTTCAAAAGTGCGCTAGATCGCGGCGACGATGTTGTTTTTGTTATCAACCATGAAGGGCTGCCATTGGCACGGACGCGTTCAGGAACGCTGAAGCTGACCGAGGACGAGCGCGGCTTGTTCATTGAAACAGATCTCGACCCGATGGACCCAGACGTGCGCAGCATTGTCCCTAAAATGAAGCGCGGCGATCTGGATAAAATGTCTTTTGCGTTTGTGCCGACCCGCCAAGAGTGGGACGACAGCGGC